TACCATTGTGGCTGTGGACATATTAATTCTCCTAATGTTAGTGACCGTTACAATCTACAACACCATGTTGTAGCCTTGTTTCTTGGTCAGCTCTAGTTACTACAGTTACGACTATACTACAAAAATCAAATACTGTCAACCTAAATTGATAATACTCGTACTGCTACCTTTTGATGCTTACTTACACGACCTATATATTCGTACTTGACCTTATGTTTTATAACAAACTCCTGCCAAGCCTTAAACTCATCTAATTGCCACCCTGGATAGTTTATATATTCATCAAACACAATAACAGTTCCTGGAACAATTTGTGATTTTAAATTGCTCAGTATAGTAACAGTACTAGAATATAAATCACAATCTACGTGTAAAAATGCAATTGGATCTTTATGTTTTTTAACAAAGTCTGGTAATGTTTGGTCAAACCAACCTACTACAAGTTGACAGTTATTCCTTACACGGGGCAAGGCCGATCTGGCAAAAAATCCTTTTCTCATGCGACTGGTCCAGTCTTCAGGCAGACCGTCAAATCCATCAAACCCATGTATAGTTTTTTCAGGTAGTATGCGTCCAAAATGATTAAGTGTTCGTCCAGTAGCAACACCAAATTCTAGTACTAGACCAGTTTTTCTTAAATCATCATTTAATTGACTGGGAACCCAATTATGTAATTCGTAATCATTTTCAAAGTTTAGAACTGTTCTCATATTTTCTAATACATAACGAGACGATTCTTCACTGGCTAATCTTACGGCAGTAAATTCTGTATCAATTACATCGGTATATAATCCTAGTAATTTTTGTTGAGTATAGTTTGGTTGCGGATAACGAATCCACTCAGCAAGTCTATCTTTTAGTTTATAAAATTTATTAATCATGATATAATTGTATAATATTATCTATTATTAGTCAACCATTATATTTCCAATTTACTACCTTTTGCTCGGTTATAGAAAATATGTTGCCCTATTTGTGTTGCACGATGATTGATGTCTGCCCAATTTGGCATACGAATATATTCCGCATGATAAAACAGACTACGGTCAAGTCCCTGGACTCCATATCCACTTAATACCGCTTCGGCAATTAATCGACAATGTTCGTATGTGACAGGGTCTGGTTTAGGTAATTTTTTTAGCAAAGTCCATGAGAACTGAGAAGGAGAATATATCACTTTACACACACTTTGCCCCCAATATCCAGTTCGTAGTCGATTCATGGTAACGTGGCCCACTGCATATTTGCCTACGTCGCTTTCAAAGCCAGCTTCGTAATAGATATTACGAGTTAGACATTCTACGTCTTTTTGTGTGTAATTAACACTATGATTGGTTTTAATGATTATATTTTCTAAATTAGCAACGCGGTCACTAATTGAATCTGTTTGGACGTTTACACGAAATAACAATACCATTACTCCTACATAAAATACCCATTCAAGTTTATTCCGCATACAGGTCCTTAGAATTAGTTACAATAATACATTGTAACAGAAACTGTATTTCTGGTCTGTTGTATTTTTACAACATTACTTAACTGTTGATTTCTAAGCTATCTAAGTAGGATTTAAGATTGTTGCTATGCAAGGTCAGCATTACTGCTTCCTCTTCATTGAATAAAATTATTTTTTGACGTTTAAGCAAATAATACATACCATCAAACAATCGTTCTAATTGTAATAGATTGCGATTGCTTAGTTCATCTGGTAAATCAAAACTGTAACTTTCAATTTTAAGTTGAGCCTTAACAAATTGTAGTCCTTGCAAAGTTAATCTAAGACTGTTAGGATTAGTAGGATTCTTCCACCAACGTAGTTGCATCTCCGTGGTGTGTCCAATTGGGATATCAGCCTGATGAATAAAAATTTTAGTAAGCTGAAGTTGAGTATAACGCTTAGGTAATGATTGCATTGTTTATCCAATTAACTAAAGGTTTAAACAGGATATCTCTAAGTGTATTACTGGCCAAATAGGTTCTATTGGCCACTCGACGTAATTTTGTAGCATGATATATCGCTGGAATATCTTGTTCATTTAGTCTACCAACGACTTCAAGTAGTTTGAGCAATCTAAGTTTCCAATCAGGTTCGTGGTCATAGTAGTCATGGTCTATATAGTCTCTAAAAACATCAAACCCCATATCTTCAATATGTTTAATAGCACCCGGTGGGCCAGCCATTAAAAATAATTGTTCAGCGGCAATGGGCTTAACTGTTTTTTCACTTAAAAAACATTCATTATATAAATGCTCTGAAATTATATTTACATACGTATCATTAAATGCTGGATGAGCTATATCTCTACTAAACCAATGTGGGTTTTGTCTTATTGCATCTAGGTCATCTTTGTCTCCATGCGGCAAAGTATGATAAATGTTTTTAAAAAAATAGTCTGCAGTTTCTTCATCCTGGAGTACTCGAGCAAATTCATCTCTAACATGGTGTTCGTCGATTACCCAGGAATTGCCCAATGAATGATAAAAACTAGTGAGCATTTGGTTAAAAAAACTTTGTTGGTGTAACTTACTATAAAACCATATTCGTTCCTCTTTGGGACTTCTGTTTAAACAACTAAATTTATAAGTTTTTTTAGAGGTACGGTAGTTATGATATTTAGAATAATTAGTATCGTTTACCATTTTAATAGCATAATTTGCTTCTAAAAAATAATAAGAAAAATACGCCCAATTTGGGACTGATTGATTATAGTACCCGGTTAGTACCACAATTGGTAGTTGGTGTTTTACATTACTAAAATATTTGGTACTTGGCTGTGCATGTGGATGTCTTGACTCGTTAACTAAAAAAGCATCAAGTCCTGTGGTGTCATTGTATACTATAGGTACGTTGTGTGGGCTAAGTATTCCGATGGTTGCTGACTTGTCAGCATTGATAGATTGAATGATATTAAAAAATGGATCAATTTGAGTATCAAACCAATTATTAGGAAACGGAACTACATTAAGGATAGATGGCATCGCCTGATTTTAACAGTACCACACTAAATTTATCTGATTTGAATTGTGTATTTAATTTTTTGGCCAAATTGATTGCATGACCTGGATTACTAAAACTACATTTGCGATACTTTGGTCCTGGATATGAAATTAAAATATTGTGCGTCTTTAGATTGATAGGATGATTATCGTAGAATACAGCATATATTCCTTCGGCGGATAATACCTGATCACTCTTATAGGTAGTTTTATTTACTGAGTCCAACAGTACCAATGGTTTAGGTCTAGACATGTTTGATTATCCTTACTGTTTATTTATCATGGTAATATGCGTACTTTATTTAAAAGTTCCGCCATCCATGTTAAGTTGCACAACTCCGGTATCTGGTGCTCTACGTGTTAATTCAGTAATAGTGGACATCAAATCGTATATTTCAGCGTGTAAACTGCGAGCTTCTTGCTGGTTTAGTGTAAGAATCTTACCGTTACTTTGATTCATTGCTCGTACACGGTCATTAAACAATCGAATGTGTAATGGCAGATCACTGGACATTTGCTTCTCTCATGGTCTCTACTGCACGTTCTTGAGTTTTAAACGGTCCTTGATACTCGTAACGATTTAGTGTTATTAATTTAGGACAGTATGCACGTACCCAAGTATTACTGTAGCGAATAATATAATATCCAGCACAGAAAAAACTTTTACTCCTGGTACCTTTTGTATAGATTGGCAAATATCTTTGAACGTCAAGAACTTGATTGTGTGGTTGGCCATTGGTGGGAAATCCATAAACATCACAGACTGCATTTTTCTCACGCTTGGGTTTTTCGGCTTTGGCAAATTCAATATTGTATTTTTTTGTTAATAGTCGAATACTAGGAAACATTTCTCGTTGATTGTTGTGTACATAAACTACACCACCTTCTTCAACTGCCATAATGTTACCAATTTTAGTTCCTGCAGATTCTACAATCCACATTTTATTTTTTACTACAGGTTTTGCTATTACATCATTCATATTATACTTTCTTTAAACAACTCATAGTTATTATCTTACCTAATTCACGATCAAAATCTGCGTCTTCATTTATAATATATAATTCAGCACTAGAACTACTTTCATTACTAAAGGTTATTGTGTGGGCTTTATTAACTTGCACAATCCATCCACCTTGTGCTCTTGCTATAGTAAAATTAAGACTATTTTTTAAATTAATTGAAGGTTCTGGCACATGGATTGATGCTGCGGTTGTTATACCTAATGGACCATAGCTAGTACCAGCGCCAGTTGTGCCCAGAGTATATCCAGAATTGCCCATATTTTTTTCCTTTTCAAGTTTTAATGTAAGGTTGCCGGCAGCAAACCAATTAAAGATTTTAATTCGTAGTTGTTTAAACATTATGTTGATTCTTTACTAAATGAATTATGTATAAAAATCCTATCAGATGAGCAATATTACTCATACGAATAAGACTAAAAAACAGATACAACATAATAAAAATAAATGTACTATATGGCTGTAATTTTTGTAATGCTAATTTTAGCTGTTCTAACATTGTGGATACTTTGCTGATAAAAATTCAACGTAGCTGTTTGCTTGGTCACTAATTCGTTTTAGATCATACTTGCCACAAAACTTTAAAAACTTAGTACCTATTTGTGCCACTTCTTTTGGTACTGAATTAGTACCAATTGTTTCTGCTATCTTTACTTTAATATCTTCAGGTTGTGCTTTTAGATCTACTAATACAACATTACGAAGATAATCATCTAGGACTCGATGTTCTACTCCATTATGATCAGACCAACGCTGTAGCATTAAGTTATTCCACGCAAAACCTTTTGCGTCGCGATCGCCAAATGCTTCTTTAAGCCCAACTTTATTTTTAGTTCCAGACGTCCGTACTCCAGGGAACGCACTGAATATGTTATCTGTGGGGTCTCCTCGCATACATTTTTCAAAAAGTATCCAATTCGGATCAGGGATGGTTTTGTTTTCTTTAGTCTTCTTATCTTTGACTGGGGCACCTTTTTTGTCAAAAATGCCCTCAATAGTGTGGAGCTCATCTGATATCCCGTTATATTGTTTTACGTTTGTACTTAATAGTTGATAAAAATCAGTATCACTGCTGACAATTACATGTTCGTCTTTTGGGTGACTCTGTATCCACCCAGCAATTAAATCATCTGCTTCTAGTTCAGCGTGTTGCAATACTGTACAGTTAGTTTTTTCATACAAGAATGTTTTAAGTTCATCAAATGACTCCCAAAACAATTTATCTTCTTCTGCTTCTTTTTCAGTAAGAGCCGCACGTGCCACAGAACGATTCTTTTTATAAGGTTCATAAAAGTCTTTGCGCCAACTACGCCCTTCTAGGCAAAATATAACATGATCTGCTTTTTGCTCTCGAAATGCTTTGTTTACACTACCTAAGGTAACGTGTATAGCAAAACCCAAACGGTCCCAGGTATCACTTTGTCTATGAGCGGCGTGTCTAGCACGGAAGAATGTATTAGCTGTGTCTACGATTAGATATTTCATTTAGTAATAGTAGCATATAATTATTTAGTTGTCAAGAGATGTGTAACCATGTTAGGATATAGGAATTTGGCCCAGGCTTCATGGGCATCTGGCCCAAAATGATACGAATCTGGGTGTACCGTGTTAAATCCCTGTTGTTTACACCAATTATAATAGGTAAAATCTGAGTTATATGGGTTTAAATATCTCCCATTCCAGTCCATTTGTTCTACATTATTCCATGGTTCATAGCAGGTAAAGAAAAAATGATTTACGCCCTGTTCTTCTAATTCTCGATGAAAGTTGTAGATATATCGATGTGCCCGATTAACAGTAACTTGCCAATCAAGACTGGCTATCCATTTTTTATATTTGCGTTTGATTTCATTAGGCCAATCTTCACCAATTCCACCAGCATTTACTTGCCAATGTATGTTATCGTACAACCACTCTTCCCTTTCCCATGTACTCCATCCAATTATAACTAAATCGGGTTTGGGATTGTATTTTAAATAGTGACTGGTAGTTCTTATTATACGACTGTTACTACTGGCACTTTCGGCATCACAATGCAGTATAGCACCAAGTTGGTTGGCTATATGACAACCATAACTTACTCGTTCATTGTCTGGATGTGGTCGTCGCCCCAGTGCCCAATATAATGGATCGTCTTGTGCAAAGGCATACGGATTGGTTGCTTCGGCTCCAGCACTATGGCTATCGCCATTTATATAAACTATCATTTTGTGTAAGCAGGATTTGGTACTTCTAATTCGTAAATGAAAAATGTATCGTTATATACTTTTTCATTTGTACGAGATAAAATTTCTTTGAGTCTGTACTGTTCTGCTTCTGCTAGTGTAAAAAAGAATCCAGTGCCAGCCCCACTTTGATGTGAACTGTATCCACAGGTGCTAAGATACGAACCACTCTGCTTAACCAATAGATAATAGGTTACAAATTCACTAGGTTCTAATGGTTGCATTAACTTACTTCGGTCCTTCCGCCCCCTAGATCTCGCTTGTCTAGTACTCTTGGTCTAGCATCATATGGTTGATTGGCTTCCCATTGTTCATAATTTTCTTGTACAACATTGCGACATACATCTTGAAACCAGCGATCAACAATAATATCTTCAGGCTCACCAGGTTTTAATTGATATCCAGCACGTACTAGATTAGTAATAAATTTATCATTCCAATCTAATTCAAATGCACCATTACCGATATTTTCTGGATCTAGTTCCACACCAATGACGCTTACCCAAGGAAGTCCTTGCTCGTCTGCAATTTCTTTTTCAGATTTTTCCGTAACCTTTGCTTTCTTAGGTTTTGGTGTTTCTGTTATCTTGACTATGGCTGGCTTCTTTTTAAATCTATCAAATATTCCCATTTTCTTCTTCCTCATTGACTTCTTCCCAGGTGCTATCACCTAGCTTACGAACAGCGGCTATATGCTTCCATGATTCGGGCACACCAGTGGTCCATCCCAGTGGACCTTGTTGACACAATATATTTTTTAATCTACGACTACAGTAATACAAATGATATATTTTACCATATGTTACAATAAAGCCAAATTCAGCATGATGTATCTCTTCGGCTATGTCTAATCTATTTTGTAGTTCCTGTGCTTGTTTCATTAGCACACGAGCCTGCTCCATAATACGTTCATATTCTCGTTTTGCTTGAAATCGAGCTACATTAAGAGCTTTATCCTTTTCTTCAGCTACAGGCACTGGTGCAAATTTTGGAGCACCCACTTCCATTGGATATTCTTTACTATGATGCTTGCCAGCATCTTCGGGCTCTAACTTCAAACTATTCCTTTTAACATTAACATTAAACCTTCGTGTCGATGATACCAGTAATCTTCTATTACAGGATCACCGGGTCCAGTCCATATAGCACGGCCACGAATGGCTACAGTAAAGAATAACCATTGTCCGCTTGTATAACATCTTCTTGGCCACCAGCACCAATGGTATTCAAAGACTGCTCGATCCAAGAAATGATCGTACATACCATCGCTAACCATTGCTCGCTTGCCGTAATAGCCTACACCCATCATCAAGTACCCCATTCATTCTTGAATAAAGGAACTTGTAATCGATCACTATAGCGCCATCCACGTTTCATAGCCGCTAATGCTACATTCTTTGCATTTAATGTATAAACACTTTCCACTCCACCTACGGGCATTAAGTAAATATTTCCTTTAAATCCAGCCGCACGATATGCACTAGCAGCACATTCAGCATCACCGATATCCTGTTCAGAAGCCACAACAAATTTAAGATATACTGTGCCCACTTCTTCGTATTCACAAACAATCTCTGGCTGTATAGCATCTTCCCACTGCTCTCCACTACCGGGAAGTTTAGCACTGACGCTAAATGTAATTTCTCTATTCAATTGATGATTAGTAATCTTCCATTTGATTAAAGATTCTTTGAATTCTGGCGTTAATTTCTGAGTACCATTTGTTTCAAATGTAATTTCTTTTAGTCCACTCATACTAGCATGATCAAGTAACTCTGGATAAGCACGTTGCCAACCTAGTAATGGCTCACCACCTGTTATAACAAGATGTTCATCTTGCCATTTGCCATGGGGAAGGATTGTCATAATACGATCTGCAATAGCATCTGTTGTAAGCATTGGACTAAGTTCTTTAAAGTCTGGGTGCCACGATGCATAACTATCACAACCTGTAGTCACTAACGGTAAACTTTCATATTTTGGATAAGGGTACAATTCATGTACAGAGGCAAGGTCATCTGCCTCTGTGCTGAGCTCTCCTCTAGGCATGCCGAAGCCAGCACATTTAAAGTTACATCCAAATGTTCTTAGGAATACACTGGGCACCCCCATGTAACGCCCTTCTCCTTGTATGCTATAAAATAATTCCGCTATTTTAATTTTACTCATATATCTTTGACCATTTTCGTAATTTGTTGAATTTGTTTTGTTTTGCTACTTCTAATTCTGCGTCTGTAAGTATTCCGTGATCTCGTAATAGATCAATCATGGCAACAACGTCGCCAATTTCTTTTACAAGATTTTCACGTTGTGTGCCTTCACCATTTAAGTATACATTATTTAGACCAAATCGTCTACACTTACTTACATTTTGTATTACTTCAGCACACTCTTCTTGCAATATATCTAGTATTTCGCTTACCTTATTGCTCATGCAAACAGATCCTCGTTCCATTCACGATGTCCTTCACGGAATGCCATGTTACTCTGCGTTTCACGAACTTCTACACGATAACACCATAAGCGATCTGCTTCACCTTTGCCCAAGTAGTCGGGTATGTAAACCCCATTTACAAACTTGTACAGTTGATCTGCTAATCCTTCACACCCTAATCTAGGAAGTATGGTTAGTTTAGCCAATTTACGCCGTTCCATCTCTTTATAAAACTCAAGTTCTGGATCATCTTCTGCTACTAATAATGTATGATCAAATTGGCTTTCTAGTATGGCTTTGAGTTCTTTAAGACCACCGTAATCGGCAGCCCAATTACGAGCATCTAGGTTGTCGGTGCCAAAGTAGAACTTCATATTAAAACTGTAACCATGTATCAGATTACAATGACTGTCTGCCCGCCATTGCCTGTAGGCACAAGGAAAACTATCGTGGTATTCTTTGGTACTTGTGTATTTGTAT